GTATGAGAAGAGATGCATGACTACCCGTCTATCACGCGGGGGGCGTGTGCGAGAGGGAGTGCTCATCCCCTGGAGTCAAGGAAATCCAAGAAGGCTTCGAAGGGAGGTTTGGGAGAAATTTCTTGATCATAGGCTCCACCCACTATAGTTCCTTGAGCATGAATACGACGTAATGTGGCTTTCCAAGTAGGATCAGTGGTAGGAGCCGAGTAGTATGCCGCCGCCTCTTGGACGTAACTCGGATCGTTTGTCACTAGATCCACCCGTTTCTGCCTACGTCGTGTAGAAGAAGCACCCCTCTCTGAGTGTTTTATCTCATTGAGGAGCTCGTCTTGCGTCCGAACAGTTTGAGGATACTCGAAAACCTTGAGATTGGACTTTTTCAAAGCCTTCTCATAGGTAGAACGAACGGAGGCCATCTTTCGAATGGCACTAGGAAGAAGGTTGGCCTCATTGAGGATGGATCCTTTGAGCGAAAGGAAGATGGGAGGGCCTTCTGGCAATGGACCCTCGTCATACGACCCCACATTAAGGTTAAACGCTCGATTCAGATATTCCGATACCTCAGGGGTGGAAACGGCCGGTGAATGAGATGGAATGGAAGAGGTAAGGTCGGCGGAAGAACGGCGAGATTTGGTTCCCTCGCCATCCTGTTGTAACACATGAACCGCCATACCTCTCCTCCGTATCTGGTCCTCAACTTCCAGAATAAGATCGCCTGGTGCCATCATCACATGCTGCGCCATGCTGATCTCTTGCATTAC